CTGGAGCAAAAGCAGGGGCAATGGTAGGTACCTTTGCTGGCCCAGTTGGAACTGTTGTGGGAGGTTTGGCTGGAGGAGCAATTGGAGCAATTGCAGGATCGGGAGTGGGCAAAGATATTGGTCGTGGGGTCGCAAAAGGGTGGCAAGCGGTTCGCGGATTCTTTGGCGGTGAGGCTGATATACCTGAAAGTAAAAATGAGGCTCAGCTTTTAGAAGCTAAAAGACTTCTATTACATTCAGTGAAAGAGACTTCTCACAAAAGGATCCAGAAAGTTACAAGAAGTTTAAAGAGTATAGACGTGAAAGAGCTCAGTTTCATGTCAATGAACGTAAAGCAAAGCGAGGTGGTAAAGTAACACGACAGTCAATTCGTATGGACCAATCCTTTGCTGAAGAGAACTCTAAAACAGATGCAATCATTAAGTTCAAAAAAGAAATTGAAGCAGCTGGTGCAGGAACAGTAAAAACTACTCGTACAGTACCAGAAGGCACTGTGTCAGGTAATCCTGAAGAGCAACCAGTAAGAAGCAGCCAAGGTATTATCAAGTCATATCAAGCGGTTGGGCAAGAAAAGAAAATGGCTGACCAAGCTGTAAAGGATTTTGAAACAAATAACCCATTAGAGAAAACTGAGGAGAGAGATTATTTCGGCGATCGAATGATGGGATACAACGATCCAGAAAAAGCAGCTGAGTATAAAAAGCTTACAGACACTCAACGTCAGAAGACCAAAGAGCAAAAAAAGATTGGTGCGGAATACGCTGCAAAAGATGGTGTTACTAATACCCATGCGTTTAAGAATGGTTATGCAGGTAAAAGAGACGCTTTTAGTGAAAATGACTCTGATGCTAACAAAATCTTAGCGTTAAAAGATCGTGGATATACAGATAAGGATTTGGGAGAGAATAAAAACCTTGAGTCCAACTACATAAGGTTGGACAACAAAAAGTATCCTTCATCTGCTTTAGGCCTTTACGAGGATGTTATTAAACAAGAACTTGAGACGACCAAGGTCAGTACGGTGTCGCCAACACAGCCTGGTGCACAAAGAACAGGCAATATAAAGATAGGCGGTGATATATCTTCACCTACTGCGGTACAGCCTCGTGAGCCTCAATCTGGTGATACAATATACCAACAATCTGGAGAAAATGCTGCTCAAGTCAATCAGCCACCAGCTCCAGTTCAGCCCTCTATTGTAAATGCTCCAACCTCTAATGTGATAAACAACTCTAACTATGCAGCACCAAAGATAGCTAGAAGTCCTGAATCATCATATAGTAATTATAGTAAACGACGTTTTAATTATTAAAAAAAGAGCCCCGAAGGGCTCTTTTGTTTTAGTCGTCAGACTTAGCAATACTTTGGAAGTATGACATCATTTCATCGTCATCATCCTCGGCTGGCTTCTTAGCTACCTTAGGAGCAGGAGCTGGCTTTGAGCGAGGAGTTGGGGCTACAGCAACTTCTTCTTGAAACGATACTTCTGAAGCAGTTTCCAATATATCAGAACCACTCAACACAGATTCCAACTTAGTCTTGAGCTCATCATACGACTTGAAGTTATTTGGTTGCAAGAACTCAGCAAGCTTGTACTGCTGATTTACAATTTCCAAGATCTCTTCATCGCTATCAGCAACGGGAGCAACTCCCTCAAACTCTGACGTATCGTAATTAGGATACTTGTCAACCATCTTCATACGAAGCTTAAAGTTAGCTCCATCCCAATAATCAAACACGTTTACTGGTTGTTCGTCTTCAAAGGATGGACGAGCTTTATCCATAATCTTGTCATATATCTTCTTTCCAAACTTAAAGAGAAACACTTGACCATTGTTCTCAGGATGCTTAGGATCATTCACTACCAAGACATTAGAGATGTAGCTTAGCTTTCGCTTTTGATCACGAGCTTGTTTGCGTTCAGGCGAGTAGTCATCAGTGGTAGAATTCCACAAGCGCATGTTAAACTCGCCTAGTGGGTCTGGCTTACCAATTGTGGTCAGGCTGTTCTCAATGTACCAACGACCAGTAGGTCCTTTAAAGCCGTGAGTAAAGATTTTTACCCACGGCAACTCATCACCCTGAGTACGAGCTAAGAACCGGATAGTAGCAGTCGCATTGCCTGCCTTATCACGTTCTGGCTTCCAGAAGCGAGTGTCCTCATAGGACTTCTTGGTTGATTCGGGATTGGATGCTGCGTCAGATACTTCTTGGATCTTAGAGAAGTCTGAGTTGCGCGAAGCGCGGAGAAGTGTAATATCCATTTTTGTATTTCCTTATTAACGTAGTATTAGCGGAGTATAAACGATGTATGAATAATCAAGAGTCTTTCTCACTTGTCTTATTTATAGAGATAGTATCCTCGATTTTAACATCATCGTCAAAATTATCATCCTCAAAGTATTCATCAACAATTGCTCTATTATGCTGCTTCCCAGAATAGTTGTGATGTTTAGGCCTTTTACGATGATCTTCATCATTAATGCGTCGATATGTCTTACCCATGTACGGTACCTTGAATTTCCTCTAAAAATGATATATATGGTGTCATTATCTTATATGAATCATACTTAACAAATCCCTTGGCCTTCTCTATGGTCAAAATATCTCCACCAAGTACTAACTGGAGGTGATTGTTTTGTTTGATCTGGTCAAGGATCCCATGGAGATCATCTAGAATAACTAAGGTCTCAATGGTAACTTCTTTAGACATATACAATTTTAACAGATCTGGAATTTTAGATCCATTAAATTCTAGCTGGGCACCACTTTTAACAATTGCGTCTAAGTCATTGACAAACACTCTTGTGATGGATTGACGTCGTCGTAAGTATTCCCTGTAGTTAGTAATACCTTGTTCCGAATCATACACTACATTAGTGTTGCCGTACATAAAGTTAGACGCAATATACTGAATGAAATCCTTATCAGTTGGATACTGCCTTGCCAACTTTTCAAAAAGCAAGTAATCATTCCTCATCAAGAACCTTTGCTGACTACCCTTCACGTGCCCTCGGTTTACAAATACATTAAACTTTGGAGACGTGAAGTGAAGTTTAATAGAGGTGTAGTACTTGAATGCTTTGAAGCCGTTCATGATGTAGGATGTGCCTTGAAGTAATCTTCAATTGGCACACACTGTATTGAGACACCTTCATTGACCTTCAGTTTAGCGTCTGACTGCCATTTATTAAAGACTGATGAAGACATACCAGACATCCCTTCTCTAGATTTGTAACAAGTGTAGATGGAGCCAGAGTGATTGTGAATGAGGTAATGGTCATCTTTATCTTCAACCTCAGTCACTCCACTAGATAGCCTCCAACTACCACCATCTAAATATCCACCAACCCAGCCAGAGAGGATCTTGGTAATGCTTTCTGAGGGGGAATACCCTATTGTGATCAAGGTCCAACGATCGGGAGTGTATTCATTATTCATATTAAACGTCCAATTGGGGCTGCTTAGGTAAATAGTTGAGATCTCTGAAGTCCTTCTCAAGCTTAGACTTTAACGACTTGGTTATCTTGGAAGCAACATCACTCGGTTCTAGATAGTGCTTTTCACAATACAACAGTACAGCATCAAGACAAGAAATCTTTTTCTCACACGCTAGCTGTTCGACATGCATTGAGAATTCGTTTGCTGTTTTAAATGGTGGGATGTTAGACATTGTATTTGATATGATATCTAGATGTGGTGAGAAGGTGGTCGATTCGCTCATATTCTTTTAACATTTCCTTATAGATTGTCCAATCATCGGTATCGGTGTTGGTGTCTTCAAGCTCCGTGTTATCCAAGAAGATAGAGAAAAACTTATCGATTTTCATTTTGTCTACGATTAGCTTGTCTAGGATACTTTGAAGCTTGGTTGGGTCTGCGCGATAGATGTCTGTTACAGTAATCATTTTGTACTCACACTAAAACCTCTACATAACAGAGATAACAAAATAGCAATCCCCCACATCTGCATCCAACCTACTGGGGATAAAATTGATACAGCAGGAACCAGAGTGATATTCCATAAGAGCATTAGAGGATAGCTTAGTAACATACTGATAATCACTGTAACTGCAATCACAACGATCCAAGCTCCAACATTGATATCTTTCATCGTACTTTTCCTTTTCATTGAAATCATATTATACACTACTATTCATCAGAAGACCACTCACGACCCTCGTTAAGGTAATCAGCAACTTCATGAAAGGTTACGTGATAACCACATCCTTTCATGAAGTCGATAAAGTGGTCAGTGAGTTCCCACCATGTGGAATCTTCACACAGTTCAAACTTCACAACTCTATCTGTATCAGACTTAATAAATTGAATACTCATGTCCACATTCCTCTACGAATTTTAATTAACCGAATCATCATAAGATCATCTTCTTTGTTGTACTGGTCTTCAATCTTTTGTGCGATATTCAATACCTTTCTGGTTTCCTTCTTTTCCTCTTTAGTGGAATCTTCCCACATGAAGTCAGAGTAATTCTCCCGCCGCCGCCCACATAACTCACTCCAACCTGAAGTGTCGTGAGGATCAGGGCGGTTCAGATAGACATTCTTCCACCAGTGATAGAGCTCTAATATCTCTTTAGCTGTATTGGCTTGGTGTGTTGGCTTAGCTTTGTCTTTCTTATCGTCCGGGAGGAACTCTTCGTCGGTTAGCTTGGATGCCCATTCTAAAGAAGCGATACCAGCTTCTGGACTTCTCCATGTTCTCCAACGAAACCAACCGCGTGCGTAAAAAGGCACGTTGTACTTCTTTGCTGCATCGTCGTCCCAAGCAATACAATTCCATGCTTGTTCGATCTCAACAAAGTTTACCAGCTCATCAAACATTGAGTGTAGTAAACGAGTTTCAAACTCATGCCATTGACCTTTTGGAAGGTTGCTGGTCATAGCATGGGTCTTTGTGATGAAGCGATTGTTGAACCAATACTTTGCTGAGTATACTTTATCTTTTGGATAATTA